ATGGGAAAGATGCCCAATTAGATTTACCTATTTGTCCGTAGGTTGTATCTAAAATAATTTTCATAGTATTATCTAAATTGTATTCAGATACTAAAGGTTTCTTTCCAGTCAAATCTTGCAACAAATCAAAACAATCTGCTTCATTGAAAACATCATCATCATTTACATCTGCGTTATCAAACTGAATACCATATCCAAATTCGTTACCAGTTTGATTACCAAATATTCCACCATTTGCTAATTCCTTAAATGCCAAATAAACATCCGATACTGTCACAATACTTCCGTAAAGTGTTTTGAGTTGAGTTGAATCGTAATTATTAAAAACTAATTTATGTTGTTTGAATGAACCTAATATTTTTGCAGTATCCAATTGATTTGTAAGTGTTACTCTACCCAATCCATTAAGTGCTACAAATGAACCACCGGTCCAATTTGATGTACTAGAATTTCGTTTGGAAAGATTTGCTGAGAATTTAGTTTCATCTATATTACTACCAAAGTTAAAATTGAATAGTGCTTTCAAATTTAAATCTGCACCATTACTGTGTAAAGTACTATTGTTATAAAATTCAGTAAATGTTTGGTCATCAGGGTTAGTCCAAGTTCCGAATTCAATTACATAAGCACAACTAACATGATTTGGTAAATCATTCCATTGAGAACCATTCCATTTTGTTACTGCATAATCTTCATTGCCAGCGTTGTTTGGTTCACCTGGTGCCCAGTTATTATATTGTCCTTGTATGTTTCCAGCAAATTGTCCGTTTGATGTTTTAATTAAAGTTCCATTTTCAGGACCTGCATCTATTCGCCAATAACCTTCTTGTGCAACATCACTTAAAGCAAACCATATACTTGATTGCGGAACATTATTAAATACGAAATTATCTTCATCTGCAGAAGTAATTGTTACGAGATATCCATTCTGTCCTTTGAATGTTTGCTGAGATGATAATAATTTTGCATTAGAATAAGTTGTACCCGATGATATTGGTCTGTAAAAGTGTCCATTTGTAGGATTATAAAAATATCCAGTTGGGTTTACAGTTGCCGATACTGATATTTGAATTGTTCCTGCGGTTGCTGGTGTGTTTACTTTCATTGATGCCAATACCGTATTGATATTAGCTTGAGTGCCGGTAAATGCTAAACGAGTTTTATTACCACTCATAGTATAACCGGTTGCTGCGGTTACACCCGTTGTAGTTGTAAAATAAAATGTAGTTCCGGTTGGTGCAGTTGGTAAACCAATAGCACAAAGAAGTGTTGCTGTTGAATTGAATCCACTTAGAGAAAATCCACTTGCATCCTGTCCGCTAGTGGATTGTGTAAACGCTTTTGGGTCTGGTGCATTAACCTGCTGACCAAACCCGAAACACGTTACTAAAGATAATAGAATTGTTACTAATATTCTCATTATTCTACTACAAGTTCTACCTTCTTACCACTAGCATCTACTGCATCAGCTAATACAAAGAAGAATAAACCGGCAGTATTGCTTAGTGTAACTTTAGGCGTAAATATTAATTTATAAGGAGTACCCGTTTTAATTCTACCCGTCTTAATCTGATCTACTGATCCAAAAGTTAATCTACCATCTGCTTTAGTAGAGAAGTTTGTAACTGTAGATCCTGCATCAAATACTACATTATCTAGAGTTAATTTAGTAGAATCGTAGTTCATAATAACTTGCAAACCAGCTAAACCTTCTTTAGTTAAGTTTGTAGATAAAATTACTTTACCTGCTTCTAACTTAGAAGTTACTCCTAAAGATACACTCTCTAAAGTTGCAGGAGAGTAAGCCATTGAACCAACTGCTGCAGAGTTTATACCACTAAGTTTTAACTTCGAATTTGTGAATATACCACTTTGAATTCTTGCAGCAATTGTATCAGGGTGAGAAGAGTGAGACCAGTCTAAATCTCCTGCCCAAGCAAATACTGCTTCTGCTGTTTGTTGTGCTGTAGTAATTTGTACTTTATTAACTGGAGTACCGTCTAACCATTTCTGATTAAGTAAACCGCTAAACCATCTCCAACTCTGTGCAGTTGAAGTAGGAATAAACGCATTTGCTGAAACATCCTGTCCCATTACATAAGCGAATAGATAATAGGAATCTGCTTCTGAAAACGTCATACTATTTTTATTAACGTTACCAACTTTCTTTTCCAATACTGGACGAGTAAAGAAGTTAGCAGTACCTGCAATATCGGTTTGAGAATAACCTAAAAATGCTTTGTAGGCATCCGATACTGTAATGACGTTATTCATCCATTGTTTAGAAGAAGCAGGCGTAATAAATACTCCTACACTGTCTCCTACTTTAACTTGAGTTGTAAATAAGGCTTCTCCACTAGCATCTAACGCTAAGTTACCTACTGGTTGTTGTGCCCAATCTATCTCGCCACTACCGTCCGTTTTTAATTTCATTAACTGAACTCTGTGATCGGTAATAGTATAGTTGGAAGGAAATAAAACTCTTACTTTAAAATAAGAAGTATTTCCAGTTACGTTTGATAAAGAGATTGGTCCTGAAGTTGTTTTTACAAAAGGTATATTACCTCCTGTAGCACTATCTAATGCATAAGAGAGATCTAACTTATGAATATCTACGTAACTATTTTGATCTTTCACAATATATTTTTGAGTAGCAATAGTACCGTTTATAGATTGATCTACTCTCTGTACTGAAAGTTGTCCTACGTTCCAATCGTTATTTACTACATAACTCCAAGGAGTAAGTTTATACTGTTCATATAGAGAAGTATCTGGTTTATTTGCATTTGGATTAAAGGTATAATTGTTCCAACTTGTATAGTAAGTCTGAGAGGAATTACCTTGGGAAAAAGTAGTCGAAACGTAAGTTAAAGCCTTATTATTCCACTTATATCTTAACCAGAAATATCTTGGTTTAGTAGTACCTTTATCTATAGAGTAGGTTACCGTTACAGTATCTCCTACTTTATAAGAACCAGCAGAAATTGACTGGTTAACTATAATTTGAGATTTAGCGATTGTAGATACTAAGAGTATCGTAATAATAGTAAATAATTTCTTCATGGATTAGAATAGTTTAGTCACAACTAGAACGCAAGTCTTTTTGACTGCATTCCTAACCATTGTAGAGCTAAACTTTCCATCTGAAGCAACAATACCTGTAGAGCTAACTAATTCTTTAGATTGGTCTGTAACAAGAACATCTTTTACAATTTGTCCGTCCTTAGTTACAACACCTCTCATTTTCACTATAACGGCATTTTCATCCTTGTGAAATACCGATAAGTTACTCTTAGTCTGCTCATAGTCAAAATAGACGATATCTACGTCAATGAGAAGTTCAGCGTCCCACTTATCCGAAACTAGTTCATATCCCTTGTCTTGAAGAGCTTCTTCTAAAACGTTTTTTACACCTAGACTTAATTGTTTGTTATTTGTTAAAACCCCAACCTTTATTAAGTTATTTACATTATTCACATATATCTTTTGTTGTCCTAAAACGTTAAGACTCAACAGTATAGTAAATAAAAAAATTCCTAACTTCATAAAGCTTGTAGATTATCCTATATAAATAGTCTAACCAAGGTGGTTTATGAAGAAAGGAATTTTAATTTTTGTAACCTTAATATATAAGATTACTTAGCTGAAGAATCAGCTGGGATTTGAGCAACTGAAGAATCAACTGCAGATACTGCTGCTGATTCAACTTGAGCTGCTACTGAATCCTTTGGAGCTTCTGAAGAAGAACCTCCACCGCAAGCCACTAAAGTAGCCAATGCGAAAATTACGAATGCTTTTTTCATTTTTCTTTTTTTAGTTAAAAATTATTATAACCCAATATAGAAGAGACTTTATTAATTTCCAACTATAGACTCAAAAGTTTTTTCTAGTTGAGTTTTAGACATTGCTCCTGTACTCCTATAAGTAATTATTCCTCCTTGTTCAATAATTAAAGTCGGTACACTAGTTACTGAATATCTCTGTACTAATTCTGGACTTGAGTCTACGTTAATCATTTGTACCTGAATTCCAAGATTAGAGGTTACTGATTGTAGTACAGGTTTAAACATTCTGCAAGGCTGACACCAGTCTGCTGTAAAGTATAAAACGTTCATATTATTTATTTAGTTTCTGTATGTAATCTATACCACCTGACTTTAACCAGATTAAAGATAGCGATAGTGCTGTTACAAATATTACTAATCCCACCATTGTTCTAAATTTTGATCTAAAAACATTACTCAACATCTCCTTTTAGTTCTATAGGAAGAAACTCTTCATTTACGTGTCCGCAAGAAGCACAAGCAAATACCTGTAAAGGTACTAACGAATCTTGAGGATCTCCAGTTAAAAACTTAGAAGCTTTTCTCAAAATAAATCCTGGTACGAATACTTCGTTCTGACATTTTTCGCAAATAATTCCCTCAGTCTGACTAAGAGGAATTGATAATTTTTTAGGTTGTTGCATACACTAATATAGTTCCTTTCTTTTAACTTTCCAACTTCTTTTTAATTGTTTTACTCTTGCTTTTATTTTTGCCTGAGTAGTAAATCCTCCTTCTCCTCCTTTCTTCATATTTAAACACTTAGGATCCTTAATTATCTCTTCATTAATAACCTGTTTCTCTTTCATAACAAGTAGTTCACGGTTTGGAAGATAATGCAGGATTTCAAAGGAAAACCTACTCTTCTCGTAAGTTTTAAGTAGATAAGAGATCCTCTTTCCACTTCCCATATAACCATCATTAAGATCGTTAGTAGAATGCATTCCAATATAGTACTTACCAGTAACTAAATCAGTTGTCTTATAGATAAAGTGATACTTCATAAAAAAGTTTAGGACACCTTCCTTAGTTATTTAAACGTGAGAGGACGGAATCCGTAGCCCCAGCGTTCCTAAAAGTTAATGGTGGAGAAAGTGGGATTCGAACCCACGTCTTACTAAGTATTCATAATACCAACGTCTCACAGGTTTAGTACTGAAGAGACAATCTTCTGCACCCTAAGGGCTGACCTTTCGTGGTCGGATCCACCGCTTGCTTAATTACATGGCTCAAGCAAGAATGCCATAATCCACAGTCCTTATTTAATGAGTCGATCGTGAATACTCAGAGTAGTTCTGTTCCTAGGTTACTCACCCGTTGCTTACTAGGCTGCGTATGCATACTCTTCAGCGCCTACGAACGCCAAAAGGTCGTCGAAGGTCATTGTTGACATTTCGTCATTTATTGTCTGTACAGAGTTTAAAGAGATCTAGTACGTATCTCTACCTGTGGTATTATTAATCGCATAGCAATCAATTCCAAGTTTTCCCCATATGTTAAAGAACTAATAATAAATATCTAAGTGCCTCAGGCGAGAATCGAACTCGCACTCGCTTTTTCGGCGAACAGGAGTTTCTTACTA